GTTAGTTGGTTCATGGTACATTACAATGTCAAGGTAACCTTGAAACATTACATTGTATAATTTTGGAGAGGGGTGAAGGATAAGAGGTAACTCACATCCTACTAAATGCCAACCGCGTTTAGAAAAATATTTGCTTCTGTCTTTTGCAAACTCTCTTATGATCTCTACCCCGTCTTCAAAAAATTCCCTAAGTTCCTCGGGAGCTGAAAAATGTTGATTGTTGTTTGCTTTGTATTGCTTTTTATATTCTTCACGTAATGCATCTTCAAGCATTTCATATGTGTTTAATCTATCTGCTTCAGCTCCGCTTTTTTCATACATTGTAGTTAAATATGCTTGAAGTACTTCATGTAATGCAGTTCCAAAAACAGTGTGAATTGAAGAAGTAAATTGTTTATGACCTTCTCTATATTGGAGTGACCATTTTTTAGGGCACTCATTAAACATAGACATTTGGGAATATGAAATAGACTTTTGTGTTGCATAGTCTATTTGAGGTAAAACCTTAGTTTTTATTTCCTTTAATATAGAAGGTAACTTTTTTTTCATTACCTAAAGATAAAAAAAAGCTTGCGGTTAGGCAAGCTCTTCTGTTTTTTTAAGAATGTTTTTGGTTGCGAATAAAACATTCTCTTGCTATAACTAGCAAACGGTCCTAAGCCGTATCGTAAATTATTTGATAATTCCAGCTCGTATTTGGAGCATTTTGATTTCAGCAATATCTTCTTGAGATCCAACAATAGAACTGTAGTCGTCCATTGTTAATGTTTTTCCTGAAAGTGCTAAACTGATTGCATTTTCTGACACGTTGTGTAAGTCCATGTCGGTTTGAGCATCTTCTCTAGCGTATTCGAGTAAACGAATAAATAGAGGAACGTCTACTGTAATTATGTCTCTTGGGTTCACTGTTTAGCTTTTTTTTCGTCTTGTAAAATTAAGATATAAGAATTAAGTTCTTTAATAACATCATCAATCATACTAACTCGTTCTTCACCTACTAAATCGGTATAATAAGGAAATAAAACATCTTTAAGTTCCATATATAAACCATCAAGTTTTCCTTCATTTACTTCTTCTTCAGTTATTTTATTTCCTAAATAATTTAAAACAAATTCTGCTATTTCATTTGGGTTAGTAGATTGGAAAATTCCATCTTCACTATCATCATCTTCCCCATAAACAAAATAATAAGGACCACCTTCATCCTCTTGTGTTGATGCCGTTATTAATAAACCCTTAACCTCAATTTTATCTCCTGTAAAACCAAAGTCACCTAAGTTTTTAATTCTTTTAATTAATTCTTCTTTTTCCATTTCATTTCCCATTTCTTCATTTAGTTCATATTTTGCACCAAGAAAATGTTCAAATGATGTTTCGTAATCTGTTTTAGCACGTGGTGGGATTTGGTTAATTGCTCCAATTCCAACAATTCCTCCAATCATTCCTTCTTTTAAAGATTTTTTAGATTTAGGTTTTTTGTTTTCTTCTAATTTTGCTTTGTATTCACCTTCTGTGATTACACCAGCTAACATTTGCATACGTAAAGTTTCTTTATCCATTTTGGTATTTTATTATAAATATTATGAACTTTTTGCTTTATACATTATCTTTAGGGTCTTTCGTAAAGTTTCTTTATCCATTTTGGTATTTTATTATAAATATTATGAACTTTTTGCTTTATACATTATCTTTAGGGTCTTTAGGTATTATTATTTTAATAGCTTTTCTACTTCTTTTTCATCCATTCCCATATCGTAAAGTACCTTTCTAGTACCATGGTCACGTAATATGTCAATATATTCTTCGGCTTCACCTAAGCCACATTCAAAATGTTTTGCTACATACTCTACTAATGTAGCAGGCTTTTTCTTTGTTCTTGACTTGATGTATTTCAAGAACACTTTAGATTTAGGGATCATTTCTCGGTAAATTTGGTATAGTTGTTGTTTGTTATCGTAGGGTATTGTTTGGATATAGTTTGCCAATTCAATGTAGCGTATATCCATTGATACGTATTTATTTACTAACCAAGAATTCCAACAATTCCAAGAATCATCTGAGATATTTTCAACAGGGGTTTTATAGAGGGTGATTTCATTTAACCACCCCCATAAATCCTTAATTTGTTTTTTAGACATCTAAAGTAATCGCTTTGTATTCTTCACGAAGATCTGGAGGAAGAGAATCAGGTAAGATTTTCTTGCTTTCCAAATCATAAAATACTGGGATTGGAATAAGTTGGTCCTCATCTGTTCCAGCAATAAATTTAGAGATTTTACGGATTAGGACTGCTTGTCCAAATAATTTACCTCCATCAAAACCATCTACCGATGTTGTGTTTTTGAAGTCGATGTTCATTTGTGGTTGTTCTTGCATTTTTATTTGTTTTTATTGGTTACTTTTTCTTTTCTATATTCGTAAAAATCATGGATGAATCCTGCTGCTACAATTAAATTCATCCCCATAGACATTATTACTTCATGTATATCAGCGTAAACTGAGGTCATTAAGTGGATATGTCCTACGGTCCAGAAAGGTACGGCCAAATTTTGAGATACCCACGAAAGAGTGTATTTCAATAAATGAATCATATTACCTCTATGATTTTAGCTATGCAGGAAGCTATATTAATTTCTTTGTCAATTCGGAAATTTGCTTGATAAAGGTGCTCGTTTAATATAATTGCAACGGATCCTTCTTTACCTGGAGCATATTTTGAACTGTATTCAAATAAATTGCGATACAATTCTTCAAAGTCCTTTGTATTCGAATCGGCAATGATTTGTCTAATGGTAAGCCAATTTTTCTTACCTGTTAGTTCCTTCAATACTTCTTTGATATAGTTGTTTGAGGTCAATACTGTTTTATCAAGTTGGATATGATCGTCTTTTACAGACATTTGAATCACATTCAACATTTTCCTCATGTCAGGATAATATTGTACTATAAGGGTTTTAAGATCTTCCGGTTCATATGAAATAGATAACTGATCAGCTAGTATCCAGGTTAAATGGTTGTACACATCCATTTTAGATGGTGGTACAATTTTAAGTACCTGGCAACGTGATTGGAGTGGATCAATAATTCGTTCAATAAAGTTACAGGTTAAGATAAATCGTGTTGAACGGGAAAATGTTTCAATTACATTTCGTAAAGCGGCTTGTCCTTGAATGGTGATGAAATCTGCTTCATCTAGGATTACTACTTTGATACCTTTCCAAGATGCAGAACTAGCGAATCCCTTTACTTTCTCTCGAATAGTATCGATTCCGTTTTCATCAGATGCGTTTAACATGAGGTAATCGCAATCTAGGTTTTTAACTATGATTTTAGCTAGGGTAGTCTTTCCAGTTCCTGCAGGAGCATAGAAAAGCATATTTGGTATATCATTTTGGTCAAGAAAACGTTGAATAGTGTCTTTAACGTTTTGATTCCCTACAAAATGTTCTAATGTTGTGGGACGAAATCTTTCATTGAACAATGTGTTTTCTTTCATAACTATATTATACAAAAAAAACTTACACTAGGCAAGCTTTTCTGTTTTATTTTATAATCCTGCTAATTTTCTCATTTTATATAAATCAAAATCAAAATCCATTTCCTCTTTTAACGTAGATTTTTTAACTAAAAGTTTTTTACGTTGATCAGCTGAAAGGCCAGTTACAACTAGTTTGTATTGGATTCCTTCTTCTGTTTTAGATGATTCAGTTTCGTATTTTGCTGTTGGAACATCTCCAATTTCTTTTTGGAATGCTTTACGGATTTTGTCTATTTTATCTAAACTATCGGCAGTTACAGATAATGGTGGAACTGTTGTTGCTGTAGGTTTTTCTACTGTTTTTGGAGCATCACCACCATCTTGTTCAACATCTACTAATTGATGTTCTACGCCTGCATTGTCCATGATTGTTTTCAATACTTTGGACAAGTATGGTTTTGTTTTGTATGGATTTTCTAGCGTGTAAGGGAAAACAATTTTTCCATCTTTTACTATATAGTGAATATCTTGTTCTAATTTACCACCATATTTTTTCAAATTGTCTGGTGTTTTCATTGGGAAATAATTAACACCATATCGTCCAATAATGTCTTTTGGAAGTGATTTGCCTGGGAGTGAAAATAAATAGTCGTTTAAATTGCCATCGTTTCCTTCTGCTTGCCATCTTTCATATCCTGCTTCTGCTTCTTTTTCAGCTGTAGCCCATGCTTCAGGTACTCTATTTTTCAAATCAATTAACTTGAATGCTTTTTCGTCATCCGAACGAGTATCCCAATCTTTCCAAGCAGCTCCTGCTTTTTGAGCAGGGATTGAAGGACCGAATGCTTTTACAATAGCTTTAGGGTCGCGCATATTTTGTGCGTAGATACCATAGTTAGAGATATTGTTCATAGCATCAAGTGCTGCGTTTAAATCAGTTGGTTGAACAGCAAGATCGTAATTCACCTTCAATTGGTTCATTCCATCTTCTTCGCCTTCAATTTCGCGTAGGATATCTGTTAATTTCATAGTTATAAATATGTAAAAAAAGAGACCCGTTAAGATGGGTCTCCGTAAATGTTAAAGCGTTTAATTGGTTCGGGTTGGATTTCTTTTTCTTCACTTCGAATGACATATAATTTGCCTTCTAAAGGAGATAAACGAAATTCTACTTTCTCTTGATTTTTATCAAACCATGCTTCTAAAGCATCTGTAATGGACTTGTGAATCACTTTGTTTTTATCGTCTACTAATTTCCACCTATCTGATGGGGGGACTCTTACGGCTATCAATTCATTATATTCTACTATTTTAGTTTCCATAAGTTATTTGATTTTCTTTTAACATTTTATAAAATGTATAGTTACTCATTCCTGTTTTTTTGAAAAAATCGGTTTGGGATTTATATGTTTTATTTTGGTAAATAATTAATTTTGTTGCTTTACAATTATTTGCTCCTTTATGTTCTTCTAAATTTAAGGCATCTTCTTCATACTTCCAAATATACCCATAAGCAGATTTTTGTTTTCCTCTACAACAATCGTTTATATTATTTCTAAGTTCTTTCCAATGTGCTGTGGGTTTTTGATTGATATGTCTTTCGGCATCCATTGCGCTTGGAAAAGTTTTGATATACTCACCTGAGGTCGAGTATTGGGTTATTTGTTTAGAGTTACTTTTGCTTATTTTGGTTTTATGTTGTTTGCTTATAGGTTTTCCTTTTCTATGTCTAATGAATTCTAACTTTATACGTTCATATTCTTTACTAGATATATTGTATGGAGTAGATTCAATCCATTTTCTTTTTCCTATAACCATTAACCAAAGAGCATACCATAACTTAGGTTCTTTTGGGTACATTTCACAAAGTAATCTATGGCAAAAAAAATGTTCACGAGCCGTTAACTCAACAATGTTTTCTTTCACATCTAAACCACCTATACACTTTGGAACTATATGATGCTTTTCAATATATCCGTCTAGTTTACGAATTTGAGCACGTTCAATAATTTGATTGTATATTTTTGTATAATCCATATCGGTTATACATA